AAAGATTTAATCAAACCACGTAACGAAAGTTATTGGACAAACTGACGCATATGTCGCCAGCAAGTGCCATCTTGTAGCTCAGTTAATTTCCAATGGAACATACTTATACGTTGTAGCCATGCTTCTCTGTCAAATTCTTTTGGTTTCTCGATAAACTTAAAACCTTTATGTGCTACTTCAGCACATTGACTACGTTCTGGGTCTGTGATAAATGCAGGATAACCTTTAATAATTGGACCAACAATACTACTACTGTTATGATTAACAACACACCAAGCATTTTGTAAATCTTGTTCTAATGGTGTGCCTAATGGACTAATTGTTAAGTTTGGTATGTTACGTACTGGAGTACGTTTTGGATCTAAATACACTCTTGCTTTTTTATCGCCTGGATGTGCTCTAACTACAATGTGTCTTGGGCTATATTTACGTATTTCTTTTACAGTGTTGTGTATCCAATTTACAACATCGTATCCGCCCATGCTCCAGCCTTTATTACGTTGGCAGCACAATACAATATGCTTACCTCTACGAGCATTTTCAATCCTAACGCCGGTGTCTTGCTGTATTTGATTCCATCTGTTAGGATCAACAATAGTATCGCAATAATTTCCAGTGTTTGGAAATATTCCGTTAAAACTATATCTTAGATAACAATGTGGCTGGTTTGTTTTTGTGTGATACAAAAATAAATTACTGTCAGCAGTTACAACATGTTTGTTGTGTGTTCTATCTATTACGCTTTGTCGCAATCTTAAATGCGGAGCACTTTTACCAACTTCGTGTTGCCAGCCTTGTATAAGACCTACATCACAGTCAAGTAAATTAAAACCTTTGTGCAATATACCAGTGTCGCCGGCTGCATTTACTCCATTTACAAAATTTTGTAATAATAGATATTTTTCTCTGTTATTGTTTACAGTCGGAACAACATTGTAATAACTAACGACTTTCATTTAAGATTTGCCACGCTTTTCCGTTACGCATTTCTTGTGCAGTAAATTGACAATATGAAAGGTGTGCTGCGAATGCGTATGTTTCATCTGCGCCGTACCGATTTAAGTTACCTTCGAGATCAGATATTTTCGTATTGCATAATGCTGTTGCTGCATTGGGTGCAAGTGCAATTGCAGGACGACGATGTAGTAAGGCTTCAGTTGCAGCAATACTATTGTATGTAACTAGGCAATATGCATTATCAAGAGCTTTCCAAATTGTGTCGTTTGTAACTCTGTCTCTGCGGGTTGGCTTTTGTCTAACTACAACTCGTCTATCAGTATACTTCCTAATTTCAGATGTTGTATGAGCAATCCATTTATCAAGGTCTTCGCCATAAAATTTCATAACTTTTAAACTTGGAGGACATAGTAATATATGCTCGCCTTCTCTGTACTTTGGCACTTTGTATCTTAATTTTTCAAGTCTATCATACGGGCGTTCAATGATTGGACCTTGTTGTTGTAGATTATTATACGTAATTCTATGATATTCTTTTTTTGTTCCGGGTTGTAAGTAGCCAGTATCGATTGCGTAATAATTACGATTGTTTTCGATACAATGTTTTAGAGCTTTTTGACCGCCGCCACCTAGTCCTCGGATTATTAATGTGTTATCAGATTTTTTCTCTCTATCAAATTCACTAATAGTTCCATTACAACCAATAATAAAATCTTCTAAGTACGGATCGTATAGTGCATTTTTCTTACGAAGATTAAATCCGTCGTCTTCGGCTGGCGCTATTGCTGCAACTTTAATACCCACATTTCTCTCCTCAAACTTTTTTATACTTTCTTTAGATTTATAAACAACCTCGTCAGGGTCTATCCAGCTGTTTAATAAATTATGAAAATAGGTTTTAGTCTTTGCTGGCAAATCTAAATCCATTGTAAGTTTCATTTTATCTTTATTGCGTTCTAATTTTTTTTTTGAATTTTCTATTTGAGTTTCTAAATATTTAATTTTTCCTCTGTACCAATCAAGTGCGTATTCACAATCTTGATATTGAGGGAACCACGGACCGCCTTCGGTATAATGAAGAGCTTTTGGTTTGCCATCCTCAGGTTCTTTATACCAGCCAACTAACCAATTCCATTTGTGACTAATTTCTCCTACTTCGTCATCATTTAACCAACTAAAGCGATGTAAAAATGCACCTGTGGTTGATTCTTTGTTTACTAACTCAGCAGTTAATCTTGCATTACTTGGGTGTCCACAGTTGATTAGCATACAACTAGACCAGTTTTTTCTTGGATAATTGTGCTGTTGCTTACCGTCCATCTTTAGACCTTCTTTGGGTGTATAGTCGTGGTGAGCACACATTACAGCATACTTGTCGTCACACTGATCAAACAACTTAGCAATGTCTTCTAAAAATACAAAATCACAATCTATAAATAATGCCCAGCCTTTGTAATTCATTAAGTGCGGAATTAAAAATCTTGTAAAAGTAAATTCAGTCGATGCTAGTTCATCTTTATCTCTTGTATAGATCTGCGATCTTCTTAGGTCTCGTTGTTTTAAAGGTTCGACATGTACAGGCACAGTAGCTTTATCTAAAATAGTTTGTTTGCATACTTGAAATGCAATGTCTTCACGACTATCCCATCCTACAAAAACCCTTAACTTATTTTCAATCTCTTCTTTCAATGTCGTTCTCCGTTAATTCTTTTCCAAGCCATACTTCAATTACCTTGGCTGTGTTGTTTCCGATATTAATAGCCTTATGCCAATATGCAGTCGGTATATCTATGCTATCGCCAGGTATTAGTGTACGAGTTGATTTTCGACCTTCGCGGTCTTCCAGCATCATAACAATTACACCGTCAACAACGTGCCAGTGTTCACTACGACTAAAATGACGCTGATCACTAAGTGCCCGGCCTTGTTCAAACGACAATTCTTTTACTTGCCATTCGCCGTTGCGATCTAATATTTTATATGATCCCCATGCACGTTCAGTAACTGGCTTTTCCCAATTACTAAGTATCCAGCTACTTGAATTCTTTTTGTCTTCACCACCAATACCAAAGACAAATTCTACATCTTTGTTATTGCCATAAATTTTTTGTTCTGGAATTTCGCCGTCGACTCTATCTCCACCATTAGCAACAATAAGTTTTCCTGGTGTTGTTTGTAGAAGATATCCAATTGCTTTTGTTGTGCCGCCTGTTTCATCGTCTTCGACTAATATAACATCATCAACCATTTCAAGATGTTTAACAATATTTGCACGTTCTTCAAACGGCATAAAGGCTTTGCCTTTTTTATTCTCTAACCATGTATCGCTATTAAGTCCAACAACTAGTCTATCGCCTAATTGCTTTGCTGATTTAAAATATTCAATATGTCCAGAGTGTAGTGGATCAAATCCACCAGTTACTAATACTGTATTCATGTAGGTATTTACTTGTTACCAGCCGAAGATATAGTCTTTTCTGACATTAGTAATTTCTTTTGCACCAAATGATTTTAAAAACATGCCTGCACATTCATTTGTATCAGCTTGTTGTTCACAAACAATAATAGGCTTATATTTTAATATTGTATCCATTGCACCTTTTAATACTTCAAGTTCATGTCTTTCGCAATCAATTTTTAGCAATCCAAATTGTGGAAGATGCAAATCGTCCATTCTTTTAATATCAATAGTGCCAGTGCCAACTTCTGCTACATAGCTACCGCCAGTATTTACATGATCGTATACCATGTTTACTTTACTGTTTGCACTACCAAGCGCAAATTTATTGATGTCAACTTTCGATGGATTAACATTTCTTTCTAAACAACTATATACTTGTTCTAGCGGTTCGTATGCAATTACACGATTAAACTTTTTAGAAAGAGGTCTTGCCCATAATCCTACATTTGCGCCTACATCAACTGCTACATTAAAGTTAGTTACATACTTGTATGCTTCGTCTCTAACATCATCTTGATATTCCGGAGGTCCGCCTTTTTTTATTCTTTTACTAATCAGACGTTCAAAATGTTCGTCTGATTTTGGCATCCAGTAATTGTGTACTAGTTTCATTTTTTAAGCACCGTAATATATTTAATAACATTTATATCAAATTTTTGTACATAACGTTCTGTAATATTCTTGTATGTAATTGTCCAGTTGTATCTATCTAGCTGTCTTTTCCACCATTTTGGATCTTCAATGATTAAATGTGCATTGCGCCCATCACTTAGTTTTTTCTTTGCTGGATGACACGCAATTAAATGATATTGATACTTTGTTGTTCTATTAAATAAATCGTCTAGTGTTTTTTCTAACATATCTATTTCAACGTGTTCAAGAACATCGCTACTATAAGTCATGTCAACTTGCTCAGGCAAGTCAATTGGGCTTGTTACTGGATCGTATGTGTACAACTTAATATCAGGATATGCTTTGGAAATTGCTTGCGAAAGGTATCCTTTGCCGCTTCCAAAATCTAAAAAGCTATTTACTTCTCCGCTATCGAGAATTTCTTTAACTACTTTAGGAATGTCAGCGCCGCTTCCAAACGCTGACTTGCTGTGTAAAGTTTTTAATTGTTTTAAATATTCTGCGCTATGTGCCATTACAGTGTTGCATCCTCCATGCCAGCAACTCTAAGTTTTACAACATTAGTAATTTGCCATTGCTTTTGATCAAGTGCTTTGAGTACACCCAGCCATTTATTACGCATTAGCGCAAACTCGTTAATAATCTTTTCATAGTCAACAACGTCTGCCTCGCCGTCGACGTATTTTTCTACATCGCGGCTAGACAAAGCTCGTTGATAGTTTTCGAGATATTTCTTAAAAAACGAACTACGTAATCTACGTAGCTCGATATTTAAATAGTTTAGGATTGCTTCTATTTCCTGAAGTTGATTAAATCGCTGTTCAACAATACCTGGCATTTCAGCGGCAGCACGTTCAACATTTCCTTTGAGTCTAACTTCTCGTTTTGCTTCTACAAGTTCAGTTTCAAAATATTGTATAGCACTTGGAATTTTAGAAATATCACGTGATACGTCTGAATACCATCCCATTACTCATCCCACTCTTCTTCGTAGTCGTCGTCGCTATCATCTTCTAAGTAATATTGAATAGCAGCATCTAGAAGTTTATCATTACCAAGCGACGACTTTAGTGTTAGGTCGTCAACTCCATAATCGACTAATAAGTCAACAAACTTTTCAGCTACAAGTTCAGACTGTTTCTTATCTAGATAGTTTTTAAATAAGTTCCAGATGTCAGCAATTTGATCTTCATCCATTTTCAGCAGTTTCCTCGATTAAGTTATCATCGGTATTTACCAATTCGGCATCTAATTCAGCTAGTTCTGCTTCTCTTGCTAGACGATCAGCTTCTGCTTCTTCGGCTGCAACTTGTGCTTCTTTAGCTGGCAAATCTGCCATAACTTTATCGAGTAGTTCGCCTGTCCAACGCTTGCGGAATTCAAGGATCTCTTCACCGTCACTCATAATAAACTTGTAACGATTGCCTTGCTTTTCTAGCAAGCCTTTTGCATCAAGTAAATCAAACATACCCGAATATGGATCCATGCCTGTTTCATACGGAATCTCAACTTGTACGCTTTCAAACGGTTTATTGTAACGTGTCTTCATTACTTTACACGCTGCTCTAATACCATGCACTTGTGATGTTTTGTTGCCGTCTGCATCTACTTTAAGTTTAAGTTTCTTCATAGCAACAACCATAGAACTTGCATACACAAAGCCTGAACCACCTGAGATTTTATCATCTGGGTCGAACATATCCTGTGATGCATATGTGTGGTTAGTAACACACATACCTACATTGTAACTACCAAACATGTTTACACAATTTGTTACAAGTGCTTTAAGTGCTTTTGCCTTACGACCAAAGTCACCTTTCATATCACCTTTTTGGAACTGGTCCATTTCGGTTGGTGACATAAGCATACCAAGCGAATCAACTACAAACAACACTTTAGGACGTTCTTCTTCCGCCATTTGTTTATAGTCTTCCATAAACGTACTAACTGTTTTAGCAACATCGTCAATCATTGCCATGTTAAGTTTTAGTAGTTTGTCTTCACTTGTATCTACTTTTAGTGCTTGTAGCCATGTTTCGTCAAGTGCGTTTTCACTGTCAATAAGGACAACAAAAATACCTTGCTCTTGTGCATAGCGCACAATGTTACCTGATACAATGTAAGACTTGCCTGCACCAGACTCTCCTGCAAATACCGACACCTTGCCTAGAGGAATACCTTTTTGGAAGTTGCCACTTAGCAAATAGTTAAGTGCAAAGTTACCTGTACTAATCCAATCAGTTGGATCGTTGAAACCTGCACTCATACCCGTAATAGATTTTGTCAACGAATTACGGAACTTCGTTGGATCGAATGTTTTACTGACCATTGTTTCTCCTAGTCTAAAAAGCAAAGGAAAGGGCCGAAGCCCTTTCTATTATTAACCTTGGCGTGAACGAATCATTGCAAGGATGTCTTGTGCGCCGCCGTCTGCTGCTGGCGCTGGTGCTGCTTCTGCTGCAACTTCTTCATTAGACTTAAATGGAATACCATCGTCTACTGCTGGAGCAGGTGTTGGAGCACTTTGACTAACGGCTGTTGCTTGTGGTGATGCTGGCTTTGATGGATCACCTGTTCTTGCTTGCATGCCTGCAGGACGGAAATATTGACTCCAACGATCGGGATCGTAGGCTTCGCCATCTACGCTTGCTTCAAACATTTCTGCAAGAACTTTAACAGCCACTTCATCTGGCTTTTTAGGAAGGAAGTCGTTAAGATTAAACAGTCCATGTGTATTGACTGCATTCATCTCAGTGTCACTTAGTGGACGTTCTCTACGTGCCCAATTACTTGCGCCGTAATCTGCATATCCACCTTTGGAACCTTTTGCAAGACGGAAGTCTACACCAGCAGTATAATCTGTTGGTAATTCTTCCATATCTGGATCCATAAGAGCTGCCTTAATCAACTGAAAAATTTGTGGACCAATAATAAAACGTCTAACAGGATTCTCTGGTGTAGTATCTTCTGCTAGTGGATTATCAGTTACAAATCCTTGGAAGATATAAGAACGTTTCTTCCAATATTTACGACCCATGTCTTCTAATGACGGATCTTTGAACCAGCCACGCACTTCCTGTAAAATTGGACATGATTCGCCGTACATTTCCATACATGGAACTTGTACTTGTACTGGGCGTGAACTTGTATCGCCTTTTACACCGCTAAATGGAAGTTTAATCATCAAACGTTCTTTCCAGAAGAAAGTGTTTGAATCGTCCCCATCAGGTAAGAAGCGAAGAGTAGTTTGTTCGCCTTCTTTCATATTCCAAAATGGGTAAATTGCGTTGTCGCCACCGCCTGTGCGTTGACCGCCTGCGCCGGCTTCTTGTTCTTTAAGTTTTGCTCTAATTTCTGCTAATGATGCCATAGTTATGCCTCCTATAATGTTGCCTATGTCTTATGTTTTTGTATGCCTTAATGTGCAGTACTATTACATACTACACAATATACTAGTGTTTGTCAAGTCTTTTTTTGAAGAAAAAACATAAAAACTTATAGTAGGACTTATAGTCCTGCTAATCTCTTAATATCGCTTGTTTGATGTTTAGCTATTTCTGTTTCTGGATATCTGCTATACTCTGCTTTTTGTGTGTTACGCTCTGCAACCATAGCTTCTACTTTTTCAATAAATTGAGCAGCTGGTTCTACATATTGAGGACCATAATCTTTTTCTACCATAGTAAGTACTGCTGTTTCGCCTTTGGGAAATGTTCCGTTTTCTCTATCAAAGTAAGATAGAATGAACTCTCCAATTGGTGTTTTTTGTTCTTCGTCTGCCTCAGTGGCATTTCGATTTTTAATTGATCGTTCATCTCTAGACTTTCGAAGTTCGGCTTTTCTATCATCACGGTTTTTTTGAATTTGGTTCAGACGATCAGTTCTGTTTTTTTGAATAGCTGCTAATCGAGCATCTCCGTATGCCGTTTCATCAGTGTTGTCTGCTTCGGCGTGACAATCTTCCTCGCAATTGCAACCTTCTTTTGGGTTGCCTACTTCACAACCACAATGCTTACAAGTATCTTTACTTTCAGCAAACTGGCCCATTAGTTTATCAATTGCTTTTTCAATAAGAGAATCAATACTGCTTACTGTTGTTTCGTTTGTTGCTTTGTTCTTTTCGTAACAATCACAATGCTTACAATCTGGACCGCATGAGCATTCTGTTACAGGTTTGCCGCAACATGCATCTGGACACATTTCAACTGCTTCTGCAACTAAATCCTCTGGACCTAATTCTGTTGGTTTTACAGCCTCGCCTACTAAGTTATAAATGTATGGAAATACGTCTTTTAATTCTTCGTTAAATTGTTTGATAGTTAATTGATCTACCCAACTGTCAGCAATATCAGTTGGAACATCTTCAATTACTGGTACTACAAAGTTTTCAGCAGCTTCTTTATAGTATGCAGGTTTTTGTAAATTTGCAATTGTTTGTTTTACTTCTTTGATACGACCTTTAACAACATCGCCGTATCCTTCAAGTGTTTCTGCCATTACAGTACTACGTCCAACATATTGATTGAACTTGCGTAGTTTTGACATCTCTTCTGACAGGCCGGAAATATACTTGCCAAAATCGTCATACGCATGACCGCCTTCACTAACATGCAATGCCATAGCTCTTGCACCACTTAAATGCTTGTATGGATATTTAAATTTTTCACCACTTGGAGATTCAATAAAAATACTACCAATTTTTGTTCTTCTACTTGATGCACTTTCTACATTAATTGGAGCCGAATGCTTAATCGCTATTCTTGCACTTCCAATTTTTTGGTAACTAATTCTATTGCTACCATACATTGCTGATTCTGCCATATTATCTCCGGTACGATTTACTGCTAAAAATTCGTAATCTCTTTTGTCTAAATTTGTTTTATTGATATCTCTTACATCAAACTTTAACATGCGTTTTTTTGCAAATACTCTAAGCTCTTTTAAAAAATTATACCAATCGTCTTGAATTGATTCTACTTGTCCATTTACAAAATCTTTTGCAACAATTACTGTAACACCATTTTCTTCATCGAGAGATACACTTACTTTTCCTAGTTCCATGCCTTTTGTTTTATAGGCAAATTCAAAAAAGCGAGCTTCTTCAGGTACATTTGTTACGGTTCCGTTTTCGTTGCCGATTTCTACGTCGGTGAAACGCCCACGTATTTTATTAAACATATCTGCTGCAAAATTATTAAACTTATTCATACTTATATTTATCAATAACTGCCACTAACAAAGATAGGCATGGGCATTTCGTAATCTTCTTCTGCGCCTGATTCCATCTGTGTAAATGAATTATAGATAGTAACATCCCAATCTTTCATTACTGTAATCATTCTAAGTACAAGCAACATCGAACTAACTAAGTCATCGGTGCCTCCAGGCTTTGCTTGATAACTACTACCTGTTGCAACAAATGCTTTTAGTTCACTTATAAACGGTTTACTATGAATAATTAATTTTTTATTTTCGACCATTGTCTTTAATCTACTACATGCGGTTACTTTTGCACTGTGTGTAGTATTAAAGCCTTTTCTAAATTTACGTACATGACCTTTACGCATTGGCTCGCTAATAAACATACCTGGTATATTTTCTTCGCCATGATCGTTAATTACAATTAGACATGCCTCGCCAATGCCATTGTTTTCTACGCTCCAGTATATACCACTGTCGTCGCCACGCTCTTTTGCTATGTAATCGCATATATCTTTTAGTACTCTAATCTGTCCTGGAATACTAGTTGTGTTGTGTTGCCATTCTGCTACTTGTATATAAGTTGGAAGTTCAACAACTTGTATTGCACTAAAATCGCCGCCTGTGCCCATACTAGGATCAAGTGCAATTGCATAATTCTTATCAGGTGAAATTTTTGTATAAAAACGAGTTTGCCCCATTTGCAGGGCAGGTGCAATGCCTTCCATTTCAGTTAGGTGCAATGAATTAATTAAGGTTTCATCGTATACTAAGAATTCACATCCGTACTCACGTCTAAAACGTTCTTCACCAATACGTCCAATTTCTTCTTCTTTCCATGCTTCATCTCTATCAGGATGCTCACTCCAGTGTGCAATAAAACTATGAAAGCCGTTTGAACCAACATCCGATTCATTGCCGTGTGCATCAAACTTTTCTTCTGCTTGTTTCCAGATCATAGCAAATGTATCTTCGTCACTATTTGGAGTGCTAGTAATAATAGCTCTACCACCAGTTGCTAGTGTAGGCGAAATTGAAGTCCAAAATTCTTCAGCAATATTTGGAGGCACAAATGCAAACTCGTCACAGTACAATAATGAAATACTCAAACCACGTCCTGTGTTGCCAGTTGTTGTTTGACTAATAATACGTGAACCGTTTTCAAACTCAATACTACCTTTATTATAACTAGTTACACCTGCTCTAATATGATTTGGACAAAGTTCGTACACATATCGTATACGCTGCATAATTTCTTGAGCACCTGTGTATTTGTGTGCAGCAATAAGTATTGTTTGGTCTGGATTAAACATTGCATACCAAGCTAGGTAGATACTAGCACACGTAGTCTTGCCTGTTTGTCTAGGCATCATGTTAATGTTAAAGCGATAGTTGTGATAACTGTGCATCAATCCTAACTGATATTCAAAAGGATCAAACAAAAGTTTGCCTTTTACAGGGTGTTGAATATGTGCAAATTTACGTGCAAAATATAGATACCCAGTATCAGGATCCATGCATGCCATCAAGTCTTCAACTTGCTCGTTTGTATATGTTTCTTGTTTATTGGCTTTTTTAATTAAAACGCCATCTAGTGAAGTTGCCATGTTAATATTTAGTCAAGAAAATAGCGCCGTTTGGCGCTATTGACTTATTGTATTTTTATTTCTTTTTAAACTGTGGAGGTACTACACCTTTTTTAGGCTTGCTGCCTGTACCTTTGCCTGCGTCTTTAGCGGCTTTTTTCATTGGCTCTTTTTTATCGCCGTCTTTGTCAACATCTAAGAAATCTGGCTTTGATTTCTTTTCACTAAGTGCTGCCCATAAACGATCTTTAATACTTTCCATTGCCATTGGATTGTCACCGCCTGCTGCTGGTGGATACATAGTTTTCTTTTTATGTAAATCATCACCACTTGGAAGTACTGCGTCTACATCCATGTATTCCTCTTCAGGCTCGTTGTCGTAATCTTCAACTTCGACTTCGTCGGCTACATCTTCGCCTTGTACACCCGACTGTACTGCTTGCAATGCTTGTAAAAGCTGTGCCATTTGGTTTGCGTCATTCATTTGAATATTGATTGATCCACCTTGATCCATTTGTCCCATCTCGGGTGGACATTCTGCAACCGGCTTATCAGCTGCATCCATTGCTCTTAATATATCTGCCATGCTACTCATTGTTTAACTCCCTATTGCGCTTTTGTTATTAGTAGGCTCTTCTAGAGGCTGTTCCATTTTGTAGCCACTATCAGCATCGTCTCTTTCTTTACGTGCTGTTTCTAATTCTTTTAACAAGTTCATTACACGATTTCCGCCGGCATCTTCTTGTGCTGACTCACCGCCCATGTCTTCTTGTGTTAATTTTGCTTCGTAAGGACCTTCGTCCTTTTCTTCTTGATATAGCTCTTGTTGTTCCAACGGACTTCTAACAATAATATGACTTGCATCAATTCTGCAACACTGTCCAATGTACTCTTGTAGTGTATCGCTAGTGCTTGGATATTGTAGTTCGACATCATAATAATGAACATCAATATTTTCTAGTTGTGGAAAATCCAACGGACGTTTTTGGATTGGTGTTTTTTTGCCTGCTGACATACTTTTTACAGCATATTTTTGTAAGCAAGATTTTACACTTTCCTCACACCCATCTGGAAGATCGCCTGCAATACCAATCTTAAAAGGATATACTTTGTGTGTTTCTAGTAAAATATTTTTAAATGTGTTCATTTTTGTTTTCCTGGCTATATGTTATTTATCGTCTTTCATGCCTTTTAACTTCTCTAAAAGACTATTACGATCGGTAACAACATATCCTTCGCCTTCTGACATTCCTGCAGGTGAAGAAAATGTATCAGCATCTGCCTTTTGTTTCTTTAATTGCAGTTCAATCATTTTTAATTTTTTATCCATCTTTGCAACTTTTGCATCAAGATTAGTTTTTAACATTGTGCCTGCAACTTCAAAAACTCTTCCACTATAACGACTCTCTACATTCATACCCAAGTCCATTAAGTCATCGTATGCTTGCATTGCTTTATCAGCAACTTCGTTTAGTTCAGCATCTGCTGCATCTCCTAAACCTTTTACACTTGGCAAGGCTGCTGCAATTTTATCTAATTCTTCAATGTCTCTAAAGGATGCTTCTTGAGCTGTAATAGCTTCAGACTTTTTATCCTCTGCTTCTTGAATAAATTCTTTTGCTTCAGGCAAGTTTAGTAAATCTTCTAATTTTTTAGTCATGTTATTATCCGTAATATGCTACTATTATTTATGTAATAATATTAACCTCTACGGCCTGTATGGAAAATATCATTTTCTGTTACAATTCTAAAGGTAATGCCTTGTTGTTTACAATAAGCATATGCTGCTGCCCATTTAGCTTGATTTAATATAACATGTGCTTGATCACGTTTATTACGTTTTGCTTCTTTCATACTTGTTTGACTAAATGGCTTAACTTCAATTAGTTCTACGTGCTTTTTACCTTTTGCATCAGTGTACACCATAAAAAAGTCAGGAACATATATTGTTTGTTTTCCTGTAAATGGATTTCTATAAGGTATTTTTACAGCTTCACTTGCCCACTTTTCAACACTAGGATGTTCGTCACAAAAACGCATAAAAGCAAACTCCCAACTACTGCGGTAAGTTGGCTGCCTATTTGCCATATATTTTTCTGGATTTTTTAGCGTATATTTGCCTTGTGCATACTTGGCCATTATACCATAATATTTCTACTTGCTAAATTATCAGTGTTTGCTGTATCGACCGATTTGTATCCTAACTTGCTTATATTACTTCTATTAGCATTTAGGATAGCAACTATTAAACTTGTTAACTTAACTTTGTCGTAACCTTTTAATTGATCAAGCAAATCCATTACATTTGCATTATCAACTTTTGCTTGTGTTAGTAATACACTAGCTACACTAGTTGAAGCAAGTTTATCAAAGCCTCTGTTTTCAAAGAATCCAACTACTGCGTCAACTTGGTTACTTGGAAAACTTAAACTTTCTTTTTTTGTATTAAGAAATTTTTCTTTTGATGCCGGTATTGAATCTTGTAAATTTATGTCTGTAGTTGAAAAGTCGCTCATTGTTATGATCCAAATGTTTTTGATTGTGCTGTTGTTATATTTTTATTTCCACTTGACGGAAACTGATTATTACCAATAGCATCTACTACAATATCTTCTGCACCACTAATTACTTCAGTAACCAAATTGTTAAATGATAAATTTTTAGCATTTTTAAAGGTATTTGCACCGGTAATTAATGCAGCTAATACATTACCTGATTGCAAGTTTTGCACAGTAGCACTTGTTCCGGCTAATACACCGCCTGTGCCAAAAAAGCTACTTGAGCCACCACCTGCTATACTGTTAGGACTAGGAGCAGTATCGTAGCGTCCTTCGCCAAATGTAGCAGGAGCAATTCCAACTTGTGTATAGTTACGATCCATTATAACCGATTCGTAACTAAAACGCATTCTGTTTTCACTAAAACTAGTTGCTGATCTTTCTACACTATTGTGATCCCAACTATCGATCAAAGGATTAATATATGTAAAACTTGTATTTGTTGGTTTACCGTCTTGTGGATGTAATTGAAATACTTGTATGCTTGTAAAAAAGTTTGCAGTTTTGCCTGGTCTGTCTAATCCAAATCTATTATTGAATACTTGTCCTGAACCGTATCCTGTATTCTTATTGCCTTCACGTTCGTAAGCTGGATCTTTGATATTAGGTGCTGTACCATTACTCGATACATGCGATGCATCGCTATAATAATAGTTAAAATAACTTTGCCATAAAAAGTTACTAATACCTGCGTTATCATCAATCCATGTCATATTTGCAGGTTGATAATCTACACTAGTTTGTGTAACTTTTTTTCTATTATATTGATTTATAGTAGCAGTATTAACATTATAAGACGGTAAATCAACTGCAGAACATAATAGATTTATTTCACGTTTTATAAGATTACTAAATGCGCCAAAATTTACCAAGTCAATTTCTGGATTGATATTGAGCACAACATGATAGAGATGGTCAAATTTTGGAGCAAGCCTAAAATTTCCATCTACAAAAGTTTTTGATGCATGTGAATAGTCGCCGACAGTGCCTTTCGGACTAAGTGCGCCGCTAAACAAATTATCAAAAAAACCATTAAAAGGATTAGCCATATTGTATTTATCCTATTCATAAACTACGCATAAAATAAAAGGGAGTATAAAATATACTCCCTCTATTATAATAGCAATCTGTAATTTAAATATTAACCGCCACCAGTTACGTTTGTACCTAGTGTTCTTCCAACTGCTGTTCCTACACCAGTGTTTTCTGGAGTTTGGATAGCGTTGTCGTATTGCATACTTAGTGTAATATTTACTGGTTCATTGTTTGCATATGCAAGTGAGTTATAGTTTGCTTCTGTTATAAAGCAACCGTAACATTCCCAAGTTTCTAATACATTTACACCTGTTGCGCCGTTGCCGCCGTCTAAGATTTCAATACGTGTTACATACTTGTAGTCTTGACCGGAGTTAGCACTTGCTTGCTCCATAAAGTCAAATTGCTTCTGTAGTTGTTCACCAACTAATTTTTGTACGTTATTATTAACGTCTTCACGTAAGTTAAGCGTGATTGGTGCCCATGTATGCTTACCTGCTAGGTAAACTTTACTGTTATAAATTGGTATTTCCATTGGATCAAAAGAAACTGTTGGACGAGTAATGTCCATAACTTGTTTTGTAAGTTCTGTTGTAGGAGTTGACACTCCAAAGTTTTCTAATGTTACACGGAAACGGTATTGCAGTTTTGGCATTAACAAACCTTGACTGCTTGCACTGTCGTTGGTTGCTAATGGAACTGTTAATTTTGATAATGATGAGATTGCCATATGTTACTCCTATTCACAAGTATTTATCATTTGTAGGGGATTATTATTAACCCCCTACTTTATGATATTATAACCCGGAAATTTCTCCTGTATTTTTAAGACGTAGCGGAATGTAAATAAATTCTACTGCTTTTACTGGTTCAATAGCAATATCTACATATAGTTCGTTTCTGTCAATTCTTGCTGGTGTGTTGTTAGTTTCATCACACACTACTAAGTAGTCAAAGATTGCTCTAAGTCCAATTAGTTCTACCATTAAACTTTCAACCTGTTGTTTGATTTCATCACGGGTGATTTTATCATTTGGTTCAAAGATATATGGTTTTGCAAGTTTCTTAAGTTGACTACGTAAATACACAGTTAAACGTGCAACATTTACACGATCCAATGCACTTGCATTTGCTGCTCTAGTTTTTTGACCAAATACAACAAGTCCGGCACCGTTAATAAATGTAATTGGGTTTACATTGTTTGAGTACAATGTATCACGCTGTCCTTCATTAAGTGCAATACTTTGGAATTCGCCTTCTGCATTAACAAATCCACTTGCTGTTGCGTTAGTTACGCTACCACGTCTTGTACCTGCTGGTGCAAACCATGGATAAGCAACTTGGTCATTTAATGCAATAGTGCGTAGTGCCATATGTGAACTTGGAACAACAACATTGTTACCTGCGTTATCACTTGTAAATCCACTTGGATAGTAAACACCTAAGTATTCATCTCTACTTACTAGTCCGTTATCGTTGTCTTCAACTGCTAGGTTAGCATTGCTTGCCCAGTTTTGTAAATCAGTTGTTTTAGACGCTAATCTAAATGGTGAGTCACCTACAACAAATGCAGTTAAACCTCTGTCATTGTTTAGTGTATTCATTTCTCCAATTAGTTCTGGATAACCAGGTGATGCAATTAAGTTAAACACTCTTGATTCGTCATCACGTATATCGTCATTGTTGTTAACTGCTGCTTGTAGAGCTTGAACAATAACTTTACGTTGTGCTTTACGTCCAAATGATCCACTGCCGTCTACATTGTTTGCAGATTCAGTTACCCAACGATTGGCATAGTAACCACTCATTGAAGCATCGCCTTGTCTTGCATTAAGTGCTGTAGTATCAATCCAATTACGCTCGTAACGCTTAACATTAAATCCACTTCTACGTGTATTCCAAAGTATCATACCTTTTGGATAAAGTGATGGATCTGGAGCATCTGGATCTAAGTAATCACTTACTACCATATCCGAAATGTTCCCTGCTGTAGCACTATTTGCACCAGTTGTATTGTAACGAGCATCAGCAAATAGTACACCTGCTTCAGTTGTTTGATCAGTGTTATCTAGTAGTACCCATTTAGTAGTATCACCATTGTATTTGTATACTTGTGGATAATTTTCTAAATCTGCTGTACTAATCCAAATGTCTCCATTTTGAATAGCTGTTGCATTATCGCTCTGTTTTGTTGGAGCTGCTGCTGCTACAATCGGACCGTTTTCGTCTAGCACACTATTTGCGCCAACTTGTCCGTCGCCTTGGTGATCAAAGTTGTTGTAACCAACCCATGTTGTACCATTGTGAATCATAATATCAACTTCATCGACAACACTACTATACCATAGCGCACCAGTTGCTGGTGTTGCTGTTGGAGCAGTTGCTTTTGCTGTATATGTTAGTACATTCCAATTTGATGCCATAAACTCTTTTGGGTTTGTAGCTGCATCAGTGCCTGGTCTAAAATATAGATTCGTAGTTGAAGCTGGGTTAGTTGATACAAACGGTGTAAAGATGTTATCTAGTGGAGTATTTGTACCTTCAACTAAACGAATTTCACCGCCATTAGCATGTGACATAACTAGTTGGTTTTTGCTATTTACTGTAGCACTTACATTTGTTAAACCTACACCGTTAATTGCACCTGCCATTACATCGGCGTCTGTAGTTAATCCTGCGGCAGTAAATGTTACTGTTACTGGGCTTGACATACTTGCACTGCCTGTAATTGATTCGCTTACAGTAAATGTATGCGATGCTGCTGTAAATGTACTTGCTGTAATTGCAGCACTTGTGACAGTAGTT